CTTGATATTTTCTCCGGGGGTCAATTTTTAGGAAACGTTTTCACATACTTTACCTTCCATGGACCGAATTAGCTCCTTCCCCAGAGTAAATCTTGGTTTGACATTCTTTTAACCTCCAATTTTTAAAAGATGATCCGTTTTTAGTCTCCTTTCCGGATGAATAAAGTCCATACATTCTTGACAAAACCTAGGTCCATGGTTGGTAAAGTGTGTGAAAACCCAACTGATATTTAAACAAAGGAGAACATTATGGCAAGAAAGGCAAGGGTACATAGCGAGGATGAGGAGGAAAGGGTCGAAAGACGATCCGCTCCAGCCTTAAATCCAGAAGCTAGAGAGCAAGAGCTCATAAATGACGCCCTCAATCTAGCCGCGAAGCAGATGAGGGAAGGCACTGCATCATCACAAGTCATCACACATTTCCTTAAGCTCGGAACTGAGCGTGAAAGAACCGAACGAGAGTTACTCCAGCTCAACAAGGAACTCGTAAAGGCAAAGACCGAGGCTCTTGAAGCGCAGAGACGAAACCAGGAGATGTTCGAAAACGCCATCCACGCGATGGGCGTATACAATGGTGATGAAGACGACTACGACGATGATGAGTATGACGACGAATACGAGGATGATGACTACTATGATTAGAGTCGCTCGTAACGAGAATGATATTCTCAGGTACTCAGAACTAATCAAGCTACCGACATTTGAAGAGAGGTTCGATTACCTCAAGCTTGACGGTGTCGTATGTCAAGACACATTTGGACCGTATAGATATTTGTATCAGGACTTTCTGCACTCACGTGAATGGAAAGCGATACAGAGACGAGTTCTAGTGCGAGACGGTGGCCTAGACTTGGGATGCGAGGGATATGAGATACGTGGTAAGATATTTATTCACCACTTAAACCCAATAGGTCCAGAAGACATACTCGACAGATCACGATTCCTGCTAGATCCAGAGTACATGATATCTACATGCAAGCATACACATGACATGATACACTATGGAATGCCAGGAGACAAAGCATATTACGATCCGATCGAGAGAACCAAGAATGACACGATTCCATGGAGGCGAGATTAATGGAAGAAAAGGAAAAAGTTAACTACAACAAGGTGCCAAGAAAGAAGAAGAGCGCTGAAGCAGTTGTAGAAAAGCCGGCTGTAGAACAGCCAGTGGCAGAAGAGCCAAAGAAGTTTGTAAACGCAGTGATCTATAACTGCACAAACGTAAACTACAGAGAGCAGCCGTCATACGATGCATCAGTAATCAAGGTGCTTAAAGCAGGCACTGCTGTAAAATTCGAACCAGGTACAAAAGAAAACGGTTTTGTTAAGACCATGCTCGGCACAACTCTCGGTTGGGTGAGATACGAGTATGTTAAGGCGGTGGAAGAATGAGAAACGACTACACTGACTATATAGCTCATGGTGATCATAAGTATTTCGCCAAGGCAAAGGTAAACGGCAAGAATAGATACTTCTATTCAAAAGCTGAATACAACGCATTCTTAAACGGTAAGCAGGCTGGCATTCACCAGAAACCTACAAGAGGTTTAGCGGGTGCTGCCTATACAGTTAAGAAGAAAGTAACAGGAGCAATAGCATCAATCGGATCTAAAAAGGTTACAAACGCTAAGAATGGTCCCCAGGCACCAGCTTCTGTATACGCTACTCACAAAGCAAACAATACTAAGAACGCAACGTCCAGCGCAAAGACAAGTATAAACAAGGCAGCTCGTGAACTTATAAACGGCAGACCAGCTGGCATTCACCAGACTCCAAGTAGAGGCCTTGCTGGAACAGCATATACCGCTTCAAAGAAAACAAACGATGGCATGAAGTCCATCCAGGAGTCATATCGTAAAGTTAAGCTCACAGCTCAGGATAAGTTCTCATCTGCTAAGAAAGAAGCTGATGAGAAGATCGCCAAGGCATCTAAACGCGCTAAGAAGCTTTGGGACAAAGCGGGTACGGAATACCATAAGGATCTCAAAATAGCTCAGCACACTGCAAACGCAGTAAAGAACTATGCTAAGGAGAAAGCTGGAGAAGCTAAGATGTACGCCCAGCACGAAATGGGCAGACAGAAGAAAGCCTATAACAAGGCGAACAAGAAGATCGGTCATGAACTCTCAGAACTGATGAGTTACCATCTTAACAATCACGGTGACAACTGGAATGAAGATTTCTCAAAATCTCTCGAACGTAAGGTTGTTAACGCTCTCGCCAACAAAAACATCTCAGCTTCTGAGAAAGCCGTATGGATTAAGAAAGCTGCTAAGATGGCTCGCCAGAACGGCCTCAAGATCAGTGCTAAACGACTTGCGAAGTTAGCTGCAAATAAATTCTAATAAAGGAGAATCCAAATGCGTAACGATTATACAGATTACATCGCCCACGGTAACTTCCACAAATACGTGGCAAAGGTAAAGACCGCAGTGGGCAATAAATACTTTTACACACAGGACGAGTATAATGCGTTCTTAAGAGGCGGTAAAGCCAAGGTGTCAAGCGCGGTAAATACCGCTATGAACGGCCGTCAGGCAGGTATTCATCAGACGCCTACTAGAGGCGTTAACGGAGCTACATATTCTGTCAAGAAGAAGGTGTCCGGAACAATCAACGGTGCAAAGAGCAAACTCTCAGCTGCTAGAGATGCTAAGAACAAGACCACACGTGAGCTTGTAAACGGTCGTCCAGCCGGTATTCACCAGACACCTACAAGAGGTCTTTCCGGTGCTGCTTACACGGCTAAGCGTGGTATTACTGCTACAACTGCGGCTGCCAAGAATAAGATGGTCGGTGCAGCTGCAACCGTTGGTTCAACAAAGGTTACAAACGCTAAGAATGGTCCACAGGCACCAGCTTCTGTATACGCAAACCACAAGAAGAACCAGGCGAATATGAGATACGATGCCGCAGCAAACAAGGTTAAGGGTGCTGTAAACAACGCAAAGACAGCTATCAACAACGCTACAACAAAGGTAAAGAACCGTGTAGCTTTTGAAAAGCATGTATTCGGAAACAAGATCAACGCTCTCGAATACAAGGTTGGTAAAAAGGTTGACGGTCTCCTTGCTAAGAACAAGAAGATCTCATCAGAGCTTGCTAGCAAGATGAAGAATTCTGTTGAAAAGCTCAGAAGCAAAGTTGCAGGTTCGGGCGGCACATCAGAAGAAATCAAAATGATGAACGACAAGCTCGATCGTATCATGAAACAGATCGAACAGAACCAGGAGAAGCCTCTCAAGAATACTGGTTCACATCCAGCATATAACCAGGGTGTTGTTTCCTATGGCGAGTACAAGCCGTCACACGGATCACGTTATACTAATAATCAGGGTATAGCAGGTACAAGAGGAAACAAGGCAATGCAGGGTTCACGCCCTACAGATAACCAGGGCTACGTATCGAAGAAGGATCGTAAGAAGGCAGCCAAAGCAGCTAAACGCTAAGGAGAATTCAAAATGAGTATACTTTCAGACGTAAAAGATCAGTTAGCTATCTCAGCAGACAGCACTGACTTTGACTCAGAAATATTACCATTAGTCAACACCGCGTTTTTCAATCTGATGCAGTTAGGCGTTGGGTCAGCACTCAGCGTCACTGCTGCTTCGGAATGGTCTGAATACGACTGCAAACCCGAAGTACTTGAAACGGTTAAGGCATACGTTGGTCTGAAAGTCAAGAATCTCTTTGATCCACCGCAGAGCGGTTCAGCAATGAATGCCCTGACAGAAGCCATTAAAGAGTTGGAAGTCCGACTCGAATGGAACGCCGACTACGATACATAGGAGGTGGCTTAATGGTAATTCAAAATGAGAATGGTGAAGCACTTGTTCACCATGGAATAATTGGTCAGAAATGGTATATCAGACGATACCAGAATCCTGACGGATCTTTAACGCCACTTGGCAAAAAGCGTTACGCTAAGAACTCCAAGTTCCGTAAGAAGATCGATGGGGAAATTAAGAAGATGAAAGAGGCGAACGAAACTCCTGAAGAGAAGCACGCTCGTCTTTTAAAGTCAAACAACGCTAACGAGTTGTACAAGAACGTTGACATGCTTTCGACAGCGGAAATCAAAGAACGTGTCGATAGACTTCGTGCAGAAGGCGAACTTGCAAAGTACGTTAAGCACGAGCCTACAAAGCTTGAGAAAGTTACCAAAGCCGTAAACGATGTGACTGAGATCACGGACGGCGCTATTAAGTTCACTCAGAGTCCTACGGGAAAGCTTCTTATCAAGCAGGTTAAGAAACAGCTTAACATAAAGAATCCTAAGATGGATTACAAGAAGATGCTTGACGAGATCGATGAGATGACTAATGATGAAGTTAAGAATCTCTCAGAAAGACTCAAGAATGAAAACAAGGTACGTAGCAGTATCAATGAGATACTCAATACCTATAACAAGAACTCCAACGGCAACGGTAATCCAAATCCAACTCAGGCAGACATCGACAAGATCTTAAAAGCTATTGAAGACATTAACAACAAAATAGACAGCTTATAAAGGAGATAGACCCCATGTTATCAAACACTGCTACGCCTCGCTATTACGGCGAGTTCAGAGACGCCGTGCTTCGTGGTGATATACCGGTGAATGAGAAGATAAGCATGGAAATGAATAGGATTGACGACTTAATCGACAACCCGGAATACTATTACGATGACAAGAAAGTTGAGGGGTTCATCAAGTTCTGTGAACGTGAGCTCACCTTAACCGACGGATCTGATGTAAAACTATTACCAACATTCAAACTGTGGGCAGAACAGCTGTTCGGATGGTACTATTACGTTGATCGTATGGTGCCCGTTCCACAGAAGAACGGTAAAACTAAATACGTTAAGAAACGTAAACTAAAGCGATTGATCAACAAACAGTATTTGATTATAGCCAGAGGTGCCGCAAAGTCAATGTATGCGTCTTTCCTACAGTCATACTATTTGGTAGTTGATCGTTCTACGACAAAACAAATAACTACGGCCCCAACTATGAAATTGGCCGAAGAAGTAGTAACGACCATGAGTACGGCAATCACCCGCGCTCGTGGACCGTTATTCAAAATGTTAACATATGGATCCGTTTACAGCAACGGTAACATGGTTAACAAGAAACTGTTAGCATCAACTAAGAAAGGTATTGAAAACTTTCTTACTAACTCCATTTGTGAAATCCGACCTATGACTATAAATAAGCTTCAGGGTACTAGAGCTAAGATCGTTACAATCGACGAATGGCTTTCTGGTGACCTCAGAGAAGACGTTATAGGCGCTGTTGAACAGGGTACATCAAAGAATGACGACTACGTAATTGTGGCCATATCTTCTGAGGGTACAGTTCGTAACGGTCCTGGTGATACCATTAAGATGGAATTGATGGATATTCTGAGAGGCGACTATGTCAACCCTCACGTGTCCATTTGGTGGTATTGCTTAGATGACATCAAAGAAGTTGGCGATCCAGACATGTGGATCAAGGCTAATCCTAACATTGGTAAGACTGTAACGTACGAGGTATACCAGCTCGACGTCGAGAGAGCCGAGAAGGCCCCGGCAACACGAAATGATATTCTGGCTAAACGTTTCGGTATTCCTATGGAAGGTTACACATACTTCTTTGCATACGAGGATACGCTTGTTCATGACAGGCATTTCAACTTCAAGGGTTGCGGATGTGCACTTGGTGCCGACCTTTCAATGGGTGACGACTTCTGTGCGTTCACCTTTTTATTCCCATTGGGAAGTCACGGATTCGGAGTCAAGACACGATGCTATATAACAGATACTACACTTTACAAGTTATCGCCAGCCATGAGACATAAGTATGACGAATTCATACGTGAAGGCACTCTCATTATTATGGAGGGCGTTAGACTTGACATGATGGCCGTTTACGAAGATCTGGACGACCACATAATTCAAAATGATTACGATGTAAGAGCATTCGGCTACGACCCGTACAACGCCGTAGCGTTTGTAGATAGATGGACTAGAGAAAACAGCCCATTTGGCGTTGTCAAGGTTCCACAGGGTGCAAGAACTGAATCTGTACCACTTGGCGAACTTAAGCATTTAGCTGAAGAAAGAATGCTCTTATTTGATGAAGACCTCTTACAGTATTGTATGGGAAATGCAATAGCACTTGAAGATACTAACGGTAATCGTAAGCTCTTTAAGAGAAGAGCAGACGAGAAGATCGACGCTGTTGCTGCAATGCTTGACGCTTTTGTAGCGTACAAGACTCTCCCAGAAGCATTCGATGAGGTCGACGACTTATCTAAATATTAAGGAGGTACGCAATGGCAGATCCAATAATCATTCCTCAGTCACATGTAGAGGAAATATTGGCAGCTATTATAAATGGCGAAGATTACCCACAGCCTCCTCAGTCTAGGGTGGAGTGGCTTCTTCTCGAGTTAAAAGCTGTTATTGAAGCCGGCGGTGGCGGTGGCGTAACCGTCATTGCTAACCCATCAGGAGAAGCAACAGCTAATCTTATAAAGCTGAAAGTTGGAAGCACTATTTATGGGATTGCTGGCGGTGGTTCGTTATCAGAAGCACTCACGGCATCCATAAACGTTGGCGGCATTAGAAGCGGAAAGTCATATACCGCCGGAACATCTATTGAAACAGTATTACAGGATCTATTAAATCCTGTTCTCAACCCAACACTCACTGCTCCATCAGCAACAATTAGTGCCACGGGCACAAAGCTGCTTGAGAGCGGTTCAACTCTGAACACTACTATTACAGTAACGTTTAACAGAGGCTCAATCAATCCTGCTTATGGTACATCTGGTTACAGATCAGGACCTGCAACAGGATACAAACTTAATGGCGGAGAATCACAGGCTGGAAACACATTCAATGTTACCGTCACATCTGCTCAGAAGACATATCAGGCGAATGTCGCATATTCAGCAGGTGAACAGCCTAAGAACAGTGCTGGCGAAAACTACAGTACGCCTCTTGCAGCTGGTAGTGTGAACTCTAACGTCATTACTTACGAATTTGTTGATGCATTATATGCAAACACAAGCTCAATTGGTACTGAGACAAAGCTTGCTCTTGTAAGTAAAGAAGACGGTCAGATTGACTTCGACTTCCCGGCTCAGACACCAAGTACGCCTGAAACATTTGACGTACCGGCATCATGGACAGTATCCCATGTACAGGTATTTAATGAACTGAGTGGCAGATATGAAAATGCTGACGACCAGTTCACAGTAACAAACACAACACATCCGAATGCAGCCGGAGTAAGCGTAAACTATAAGCGTTACACATGTAACCTTGATTATGCAACAGGTGCAAGATCGGTAAGACTATTATGGAGTTAAGGAGGAAATTAAATGGGAAGATCAAAAGGCTCTGCTAATTTATCAGCTTCACTCGAAGTACTCGCTGGTGCTCCTCTTGACGCCAGAACCGTAGTTGCGCTTAAGTCTGATCTCACATCAGCTGCAACATGGGATTATACATATATCGGTATGCCGGTATTTGTAAGAGAAGAGGGAAAACTCTACATCCTCAATGGCGCTGACAATACTGTACTTTCGAACTGGAAGGAAGTTGGTTCAGATGCTGAGGGTATAAATAACGTCGTTGAAGGTTATCTCAATGACACAGATGGTAAGTTCTACGAAGAATCTACATATGAAACAGAGATCACTGGTGCTTCAGAAATCATTTATATTTCAGTTGACACTGAGAAGATCTATCGTTTCGATGGCTCAAACTTCGTTCAGCTTAACGCTATGCCACCGGTTCTTCAGCCAGGTGGTTCATTCTTATTTGCAAATCTTCCGGCAGCAGCTGCTGCTACTCTCGGATTTGTATACGATATTCAGGATTCATTCACAACAACTTCTGACTTCGTAGAAGGCTCAGGAATCGACTATCCAGCAGGAACAAACGTATATGTTGTTAACGCTGGTACTTCTCTTGCCCCGGTTTACAAGTATGATATTTTCGGTAGCAACCTCTCTGGTTTCCAGAAGAAGTTCCAGTTCAGTGTAATGCCTACAGCATCTGCTGATCTCGTCGGAACTATCGTACAGTTCATTGGTACCACAACTGCAGAATACGAGAATGGATATTTCTATGAATGCCAGCTCGTACCCGAAAGCGATCCAGCAGAATATGCATGGGTTCAGAAAGCGGTTCAGGCAGGCGACGGATCAGCATCACTTGAAACCGCTATCACAGCGGCCATTGACGTGGGCGGTATCGACGCAGGCACATCGTTCGCAGTTGGGACAAGCTATGATGCTATGTGGGACGCATTACTTAATCCTACACTTTATCCGGTTCTTGTTGCTCCATCAGCCACACTTGCTGGTACAGGCGACAAGCTTCTTGAATCTGGTTCAACACTCGTTGTTACCCTTACAGCAACATTCGACAGAGGTTCAATTACTCCTGCATACAGCACATCTGGATACAGATCCGGTGCTGCTACTGAATACGCACTTAACAGTGGCGTCGGTCAGGCAACTGGCGAATGGAGTGAAACTGTTACAGAG